ATGGAATTGGATGTAACCAAACCTGATAGTGACTTTGATTTTGTTGAAGAATATCTATACAGATTCCACGAGGGAAAAATAAAGAAGGTAGAGAAAATATTATATGTCCACAATTGATATAAACCTAACTAAGAAACAATCGTTTTGTTGGAAGTTATTGATGGATGACAAGACTAACATTATCACCTATGGAGGTTCTGCCGGTGGTGGTAAGTCTTTTTTAGGTTGTTTGTGGATTAGTACATTGTGTTTGAAGTATCCGGGTATTAGATGTTTGATTGGTCGTACTGTGTTGCAACAATTAAAGATGACCACATTGAACACCTTGTTTGAGACATTACAAAGAATGAATCTAAAATCAGGTGAACATTATACATACAATGGTCAAACAAATGTTATTACTTTCCAAAATAAATCAGAGATTATTTTAAAGGACCTTGCGTTTCAACCATCAGACCCTAACTATGACAGTCTTGGTGGTATTGAGGTATCAGCAGTATTTGTGGATGAAGCAGTTCAGGTAACACATCTATGTTATTCAATTCTTAAATCACGTATCCGTTTTAAATTGAATGAGTTTAATCTAATCCCAAAGATGTTACTAACTTGTAACCCTGGTCAGAATTGGATTAAGAAAGAATTTTATATACCATATACACAAGATGTATTGGATGAGAATCTTGCTTTTGTACCAGCACTACCGTTAGACAACCCATATCTACCTGAATCCTATATAGAAATGTTAAAGGGTTTGCCTCCACAACAAAGACGAAGACTATTGGAAGGAGATTGGGATTATCTTGATGACTCAGATAGTTTGTTTGACTTTGATTCAATAACCGAATCGGTGTTTAAAGATGAACCAAATCCACAAGATAAGAAGTATATGTCTATTGACGTTGCACGATTTGGAACAGATAGGTCCGTAGTAATGATTTGGGTGGGACTGGTGGTCATAGAATGTAAGGTTTACAGTAAACTATCAACCACAGAATTATCGTCCGAAATTAAGGATTTAATGAGGGCACACGGAATCCATCCATCAAACATTATTGTGGACTCTGATGGCGTAGGTGGCGGAGTTGCGGACCAGATTAGGGGACAGAACTTTGTGAATAACAGTTCACCATTACATGGACAGAACTTCTCCAATCTAAAATCCCAATGTTATGTTAAATTATCAGAACTATTTAAGGAAGGTAAGATAAGTTTAAATTTATTAGACCCAACCGTAGTTGATGACTTGACTCAAGAATTATTATCAGTTAAATTAAAAGATATAGATAAAGACAATAAAGTTTCAGTACAATCCAAAGAAGAGATGAAGAAAGTGTTAGGAAAATCTCCTGACTTATCTGATGCACTAATGATGAGAATGTATTGGGAAGTTAAAAACCTGAAAGCGTCAGGAAAATACGCGATGACCTTCATTTAATATGGCAGAAATTACATTTAAACTAGACGGAATTGATTATGAGTTACCAGATTTTATATCCATAGGTGACTATCAGAAGATATTCAAAGTAAAAGACTTATTTGAGGATGAGTATATGAAAGCTAAGGTGGTAAACTTAGTTACAGGTTGTCCAATGGATACACTATTGGAAGCAGAAAACCACAAGGTAGACTTTCTTGCAACCACAATATTCTCAATGTTACCTCAACCACCATACAATTTGATAGACAGATTTGAGTTGGATGGTGTTCATTATGGTTATTTACCATCATATAAGGAAATATCCTTTGGTGAATTTATTGACTTGGACACATTATTGACAAGAACACCTGAAGAGATTATGGAAAATTACCATATAATCACAGCAATGATGTATAGACCAATCACTTCACAAAAGTCAGAACACAATTTTAAGATAGAAAAGTACAATGTGGATACCTTGGAAGACAGGGCGGACCTGTTCAAAAAGAAGTTAGATATAAAGTTTGCGTTAGGTGGACAGTTTTTTTTTACCAACTTCGCAAGGATTTATACAAACTTTACCCCACTCTCTTTGACACAGAAGTTGAAGAGGGAGTGGATGGCACTGAAAGAGATTTGGAAATACAGGACCCTAGTATGGAAAATAGCTTTGAAAAAAGATTTGGATGGTACGTCGCACTCAATAGAATATGCGAGAATCACATTACAGAACATGATAAAATCCTTGAAAAAAAGGTAATAGAAATTCTTAATCAATTAGTATATCTTATCGAATATGATAAGGAACAAGAAAGATTGATGAAAAAAGCTATGTCAAAACACTAAATTTCAGAACACGTTTTGAGATTTTATATATTTAATATTAGGAAATGAATATAAATTATAAACAGATTTTAACTTATTGGAGTAGCATCGCCTATCATCACGAACAAATTAAATCATTTGGATTTGGTGACATAGACCAGTGCACAAACGATATTTTAACTAAACAGGAACCAAAATATACAAGAATGTATGTGGTTCCCGAACAAGTTACATTAAACCAAAACCATATTCATTACAACTTTTCTGTTATTATTATGGATAAGGTTGAAGACGACCAATCCAATTTGGAAGAAGTTATGTCTGATACTTTGGAAATTGCAATGGATGTTTGGACAATATTCTATCAATCTTATACACAACAACAAGGAGACTTTGCTGAGATTATTCAAGGTGATTGGGACCCTGATGTTCATCCGTTTACAGAAAGGTTTGATACAATATTAGGTGGATGGACATTACATATCAGTATGTCTGCACCATTTGATTATAATAGTTGTGTTATTCCTGATAGTGATGTGTTCCCACAAGACGAATCATATTCAAGTTATTATCAGATTATTGAAGATTGGAAAACATTTGCTGACCAACATGCACAGATTAACTCATTTGGATTTGGTGATGCAACACAATTGACAATGGATGTAATAACCAAAAAAGAACCAAAGTATCCACGTTTATATTTCACACCAGAAAGAACAAGACTACAACAGAATCATATGCACATAACTTGGAGAGTGTATATGGTTGATAAATTAGATGATGATTTATCCAACTTACAAGATGTATTATCTGACCAATTGGAAATTGTAAAAGACTTTTTCAGTAGGGCGTATCTATCTGACTATGAAGCAGATTGGGACCCAAATGTTGAACCATTTGTGGAGAAAGCAGATACATATTTAGGTGGATGGATTTTAACAATCAGTATAACACAGAAATTTGATTATAATAGATGTGTATTACCTGTAACACCATTTGGTACTGGTATCACATGGGAAGAATTAGACAAATTATGGAGAAACGTTGACCAACATTGGGCTGACGTATCAAGAACAAATTAAAATATATATGGGACAATTAACCAATCTCTATGTAAGTAGTTCATATCAAGGACTTATAAAATTAGCAGACTCTCAAAATGGAGTTACTAGCACATTACAATACACACAAGATGGTGCAGGTAATAACCTACCAATCCAAATAAGTGCAACTGAAGTTAATATCACAGGTTCGTTTACTGTAAACGGTTCACCTGTTACTTCAGGTTCAAGTGGAACCTCGGGTACTTCAGGTACTAGTGGTTCTTCAGGAAGTTCTGGTACATCAGGAACCTCAGGTTCGTCTGGTTCATCAGGTACTAGCGGAACATCAGGTTCTAGTGGTAGTTCAGGAACGTCAGGACAAAACGGAAGTAGTGGAACTTCAGGTACAAGTGGTGTAAGTGGAAGTAGTGGTACATCCGGTTCATCTGGTAACTCGGGTTCATCAGGAACAAGTGGAGTGTCAGGAAGTAGTGGTACTAGTGGAACTTCAGGAGTTTCAGGTTCAAGCGGAACGTCTGGTCAATCAGGTTCATCAGGAACCTCAGGTGTAAATGGTTCATCTGGTTCTTCAGGAACAAGTGGTTCATCTGGAAGTTCTGGTACATCAGGTACTTCAGGTTCTAGTGGGTCATCAGGAACGAGTGGAACCTCAGGTTCTTCAGGTAGTTCTGGCACATCAGGAACAAGCGGTAGTTCTGGTTCAAGTGGAACATCTGGCTCATCAGGTAGTTCAGGAACAGCAGGTACATCAGGAACAAGTGGAGATAGTATCTTTGCACAAACAGGTTCTTTTTGGAACGCAACTAAAAACGTTGGTGTAACAGGTTCATTATATGCAACAGGTTCAGTTTTATTTAATAATTTAACTTATCCAACAGTTGACGGTACATTCCCTGGACAAGTATTACAAACAGATGCTGCAGGAACTTTAACATTCGGTAATGTAAACGCAGTATTTGAAATAGTACATAATGGTGAAGCAACTACAATTACAAAAGGAACACCATTATATGTGAGTGGTGCTTTAGGTTCAAATCCAATTGTATATCGTGCAAATACATCAGACCCAACTAAGATGCCGGTTACATTTGTGGCAATGGAAAATATTGGTGCAGGTGCAAACGGTAGAGGTATCACATTAGGTTTAATCACAGGTATTGATATGACAGGTTACCCTGTTGGAACTTTATTATGGGTAGATGGTTTAGGTGCTTTAACAGCAACAAGACCAACAGGTGCAGGTGATATTGTTCAACCAATTGGTGTTGTAACAAAGACAGGTTCAGGTGGTCAATTAAACATATTAAACCCTGGTCCTGTATTATTACCAAACTTACCAACAGGAGAATTATGGATTGGTGATGGAACAAATCAACCAGTATCTCGTTCAATAAATCAAATAGGACTTGCAACAACTGGTTCAAACAACTTTAATGGAATAGAATATATAAATGGTGCACTTCAAATGGCTACAGGTAGTCATGTTAGTATCTTTGGGGATTCATCAGTAACAGCATCATTAAGATTCTATATGGGTAATAATGAAGCTTCAAACAGATGGTTGAATATTCAAAGAACACCATTCACAGGTAATACAGTTTCAATTTCGGATTTTCCATCCAATAATCACTTTATGTATTTTGACTTGGATACAAATAGAGTTGTATTTCAAGTAACAGGTGGAACAGTATTTGAAAGTCTTGCTACATTTGATAATAATAAAATTAGAATTGAAGATAGTGATGGTAACTCACCAAAAGTATCCATAGGTACTAACAATACACCATATCCTGGTATGGGAGTTACAGTTAATAGTGCCACAAATCCTGGTAACTTATTTGCTTATTTTTCAATAGATGATTCAGCAACTGGTTCAAATAATACAGGTATTGCACTACAAACATTTACTCCTTATGGTTCAAATCCTGTGATGCAATTATATGGTGGTGGTAATAACGCAGCAACAGGAGATAATAATATATTCTATGCTGAGAATGGTAACATGCACATCACAAGAGATGTTGTGGATGTTACAGGTTCATTAAAAGTAACAGGTTCATTATATGTTAATGGTACACAAGTTGTTGGTGGTTCAGGTACTTCAGGAACATCAGGTACTTCAGGTACAAGTGGTGTGAATGGAACAAGTGGAACTAGCGGAACTAGTGGTGTTAATGGAACATCAGGAACAAGTGGTGTTTCAGGAACAAGCGGTACATCAGGTACATCCCCAAGTTTTGATGCGGGAATGTATGCAACAACTGGTTCAAATAACTTTAAAGGTGCACAATCAATCCTTGAAGGTAATGGTTTAACATTAGCTTTAAATACAGATAATAGTGGTTCAGCATATCCAAACATATCGGTATATGTGGACCAAACAACTGACCCAACAAATGTATATTCGTCAGTTCAATTGATAGATGCAGCTACAACACAACCATTTGGTTTTGCTAAGTCATCATACACATCAGAATATCCTGGACAAACAGCTAACATTATTATTGTTGATGGTAATACAAATATTGGATTTAGTGGTAATACTATCAATATGCATAAACAAACATCGTTTAAAAATAACGTTAGTGTAACTGGTTCAATAACAAGTAAACAAGTTTATGTTAAAACAGTAGATGCACCATATGCATCGGTTGAATTATCTGGTAATACAGGTGGTGGTGTTGTACAGGCGAGAGGTGACATGTATGTTCAAGGTTATGTATTTGGTGATGCAGTTAATATGGGTAATGTAATACTTGCAACATCAGGTTCTAAAAAGGTACAAGTATCTTCACAAAACTTTGAAGTAATTGGTGTTAGTAACTTTACTGGTTCATTAAACGCATCAGGTTCACAACATAATTTAATTGGAACAACAAAAGTAACTGGTTCAATAAATGGTTCTTCAACATTAACTGTTCAAGGATTAGCTTCATTTGATGCAGGTAAAGTAAATGTAGAAGATAGTGATGGTAGTTCACCAAAAGTATCAATTGGTAATGGAATTACTCCATATCCTGGTATGGGTGTAAACATCAATACAGATATTAACCCTGGTAACATCTATTCATACTTTGCAATAGATGATGCAGGTACAGGTTCAGCTAACAAAGGTGGTATTGGTTTATCAGTTCAAACATTCACAGCATATGGTTCTGACACAGTTGGTGCTTTATACGGTGGTTTAAACGGTAATGACGGAACAAATACAATCATCTATTCAGTTGGAGGTACAGCACAAATACCAAAGAATGTTGGTATCACAGGTTCATTGGCAGTAACTGGTTCAGTTAATGTGACAGGTTCAGTTCAAGGTAATGTAAACGCTTTATCAATCAGTTCAAATACAGCATCGTTGAATTTAAATAATGGTAACTTCTTCACATTACAATTAGTTTCAGGTTCTGCAACACATATCAATCCATCTAACATTAAACCTGGTCAAACAGTTAATATTAGATTGAACACAACAGGTTCAGCAACCGTAACATTCCCATCATCAGTTAAACAAGTATCAGGTTCATCTTATGTTCCAACTACAACAACTGGTGTGGATATAATAACATTGGTAAGTTTTGATACAACATCACTTTACCTAGCAAACGTAAAGAACTTAGTATAATATGAATTTTGCACCATTTGCTTTCCAAAACTCGCAAACCATATATGATTCTAACGCACAAGCTTTCTTTGATGCAGCAGGAATCACTAACAGTACACAAAAAAGTGCTGTTAATCAATTGGTGTTAGATTTAAAGTCTAATAGTCTTTGGTCAAAAATGTATGTAATATATCCATTTGTTGGAGGTACATCAACAACAACTAAATATAATTTGGTTGACCCTACAACATATACTATTACTTGGAATGGTGGTATAACATTTTCAACAACAGGTGTTCAATCAAATGGTACATCAGGTTATGGAAATACAGGTTGGAATCCTAAAACATTTAATTCATTAACTGCTATTACTGCATCATTATCATTGTCAGTTTATTCTACATCAATTAGTTCAAATGATGGTGAAGAATATGGTGTTGCAAATGGTCAACCAGCAATTCAAATGTTGGCAAGACGTTCAAGTGGTAACGCACTATTTGACAACTATAACTCAACAAACGGTCGTGTACAAGGTTCTGTGGCAACTTCAGCAGGTTTATTTACATCAAGTAGAACAGCACAAAATGAATTAAAAGGTTATAGAAACGCAACACAAGTAGGTTCAACATTAACAACTAACCAAAATACTGCAGATATAACAACATCATTGAATTATAACTTATATGTACTTGCACAAAATAACGCAGGTACAACAGCATCATATTCAACAAGAAACTTAGCTTTCATGCATATTGGTGCAGGTTTAACAAGTAGTGAGGTTAGTACATTTTATACAATAATCCAAACATTTCAAACAACATTAGGAAGAAACGCATAATATGGCACAACAAATAGCAGGTATTTTAACCGAAGAACAAAAAGATAGTTTAATTGGAGTACAATATTTACCAGATGTTTATTATCATCCGGTATTAAACGTAGATGGATTGTGGTGTCTATCTGTGGAGGAAATAGACAACACAACAGACGAGAATTATTTATGGGTAAAGAGTTTATCTTTAATACCATACTTTCCACCATTACCATCAGTAACAGGAACAACAATATAATATGGACTTAGATGCAATATTACCAATCATAGACGATATAGTGAAAGCTAGTTTATCGGAAAAAGTTTACTTATTTGGAAGAAAATCCAAAGGAGTAACTAGTCGTGTTGCATCAGGTAAATTGAGAAATAGTATTAAGTCCGTAGTAAAAGAAAATAAACAAGGGATTCAAGTAATTCAAGTTCAAGCGTTTGGTCAACCATTATCAAATACATATGCATATTGGTTGATGAATGATAGACTACCAGGTTATGCACCTATTAGTGCTATTGAAACATGGATAATGAACAAGAAAAGCTTTAGAATTAGAGATATGAAAACGGGTAAGTATTTACCCAAAGATGAAAAAAATGTAAAAAGTGTTGCATATGCAATCAGTAAATCAATGAGTAGATTTGGTTACCAAAATAGACCAAAGAACTTTGTTGAAATATCTTATGATATGATATTAGAAAACAAACAAATTGAAGAACTTATTGCCAACGCAACATATAATGACTTATTAAACTTAATAGAAGGAATATGACATTTGGATACCAATCGCTATATAGTAATTTTCTAAATAGCAATACACAGATAAGAAGAAGTACCGATATGGTTTACCAACGTGGTGGAACATATGAAGTAGTATTAACAGGTGATACCTATGTATCATCAATGACTTTGGATGTTGATTTATTTGCTAACGATGAAAAAGTTGGTAGATTATCCATTGTGCCATATAGTGTAACCGGAGACGGTGCAACATATACGTATAATTTTAATATTAGACCATATGATTATCTTTCAAATTATGTAAAAGGTCAACATTATAGTAACTATTGGGCAGGAGATTGGCAAACAACCAATGATTTAATCAATATTAACAACCCGTATCCAAATAGTACAACTGTAAATTTTAACTACGGTTACAAATATATTACAGGTAATACAACGGTGTATGAAAACCAAAGTACCAGTACACCTGGTAACCCATTCTACCATTATAGTGACTTACCTTACTGTATTGGAGATACTTCATTCTCACCTTCAGGATTTACAAATACAGGTAACCATTTTGATTATGTGGGTGGTGCTTTCCAAATGAGTGAACATTATATCTTACCAAACTTTGACCAAGAATTAGGAACAACGATTGGTACAGGTTTAACTATTTCACCTTCAAGTATATACAGAAGATTGGCACCAATATCTCAGTTCTTGATGGACTACCCATCTTTACCTGAACAATCACAAACTGGTAGATTTTTAACAGATGCACCACGAATCCAATATATACAATCTGACGAAAATTACGTACTTTATTTCTTAAACGGACAAACAGGAGATAGACAAGTGATAGAAGCAGATTATGTTGTTTTCAATTACTATGACGAAAACAATAACTTATTGTACTATGGAGAAGATTATATCAATATGAGTGGTACAACTTATGCGTCACCAACAGGATACACAGATACATTAAGACCATTTGCTATACCTTGTGGACCACAAGATATTGAAAATATTTGGGAAGCAGGAATTGATTGGAACACCGTAGCATATTACACAGTTCAATTATGTTATGCGTTTCCAACAAACGATACACGTAGAGAAGACTTAGGTCCTTCAGGTCCAATATCTGAAGTATTTTATTTCTACCTATACGACAACTGTCTACCTGAAGATACAAGATTGGTGTGGTTAAATAATCGTGGAGGTTATGACTATTATACATTCCAATCATATAGACAAGATACAAAGAAAATAAAATCACAAACATACGACTCAAGATATTATGCAACAGACTTATCTTCTCCTGATAGAAATTATGGTAGAAGTGTTAAGACATTTGCAACAGATATTGACCAAGAAATTGTTCTTGAAAGTAACTATCTAAATTTAGCAACAGCACATTGGATAGAACAACTTTTCTATTCACCACAAGTATATATTATGAGTGGGGATTATTTGTCACCAATCAATGTTCAGAACTATTATTACAAGGATTTAACTCCGGCACAAATATTATCAACTGAAGTTGAAACAGTTACAGAAAAACACAAAAAATTAAATAAATATAGAATTACATTAAAAACATCGGATACATTCTTTGTAAACAAAGGTTTCTAATATGTCACAACAACAAACAGTTTTAAGGGTACAAACAAATAAGCCAGGAAATTATAATATACCTGTATTTGATTTTCTAGATTTGTATAGTAGTATCCCAATTTTGATAAATAAATCATTTGCTGAATTAGGAGATATAGGTAAAAGAAATTCAGATTATTCGGTAGGTGTTTTATTGCCAGGTTCTAAGAAGAATAACGCTTTTTTTGAGAGTTATTTTAACGTTGATGCTTCAACATTGTATTTTAATCCAAACGCAAGGGTTCCTTGTTGGGTTTTAATCAATGATGAACCATATTTTACAGGATATTTGAGATTAAATAAAGTATCAGTTTTAGAATCAAAGAAAGAATATGACGTTACTTTATTCTCAACACCAGCAGAATTATATGGTAGTATCGGTAATAATCTATTAAAAGACTTAAATTTTAATGATAGTGATTATAATTTTAATCATGAATTTAGTTTAGATAATGTTACAGAAGGTTTTACCTACCCAAATTTTGCAATTGATGGTGAAAAACCAGCAACATATTTTTATCCCGTTGTTCATAATGGTTATTTGTACACTGGAGATACAGTAAATTTCTCAGGTGGAACTATATTATCAAGAACTAATTTATATACATCAACAAGTCCATTAAGTTCATATGCAACATTAGCAGCAGCTTACGCAGCAGGTGTTCAACAATATAGAATTAACTCACCAACACAAGGATTATATGACAACCAATTAAAACCTGCACTAAGTGTATGGTCATTGTTGCAACTAATTTTTAAGACATACGGTTATTCTATTGAGTCAGACTTTTTCAATACACCTTGGATGAAGAACTTATATCTATACGGATATTTTAGTTCAGACGCAACAAAATTCAGTTGGACAATATATGAAATTCAAACTTTACCTTTATCAGGTGTAGAAGTTTTCTTCGTTGATATTGCAGGTGATGTTTATTGTGCTGTTTCCAAATTAGGAACGGGTGTTCCTTGTTATTGTGATAGTGATATTAACATTACATTGAATTATGATGATGGTGATGGTTCAGGTCATTCTTTTGACGCAACAATTCCATATGGTACATCAGGTTTAACAATTAACTCTGGTGGAAGTACATTCTTATATGGTTCATCACCTCAAGTTCCAAATGGTACAACATTAAAATACCTTCCAAAAGCAGTAGGTGATTATGTGAATTATGTGGATGGTGATTATGTTGATTTTAACCTCGTTATAGACCCGAATATTAAACAGATAGACATTCTATCATCCATAGCGAAGAAGTTCAATCTGGTGTTAATTCCTGACCCAAATAACGGGTATAATATTCGTATTGAACCATATGATTATTTCATAGGCACAGGTGATATTCATGATTGGTCAGATAAGATTAGTTATGACAAAGGATTTACCGTTGAACCAGCACTAAATTATATAGAGAGTGAAATTTTTATAACAGACCAAGAAGATAATGACGAAGGTAATAAATTATTTAAACAGAGTAATAATAGAATATACGGACAAAATATATATTACGGTCCAACATCTTTTAAGTCACAACAGAAAAAGATAGATACGATTTTCTCTCCAGAAATTATAAGAAAGTGGGATGCCGATGCAACAAATAACATTGGCTTACCACTTGCCATTAACTATGTTGGTTCAAATAACCAAATACAATCAGGAAATGATGTAAAGGTAAACTGGATTTATAAAGGAGTTAAAACAAAACCAAAGTTATTTTGGTGGTTAGGTTCATTCAACCCATTCTTAGATTTGGTTGGAGAGACATTTAATTCATCAAATTATTATAAAACATACAACGCTTATATTCAAAATACAAGTGGTTCAACATATTATCAATTTGATAAACTACCTGTGGTATCTCATACGATGCCAATGGGTAACCCTGACAGTAATAAAATAAATAATGACAGTCAATGTTTATTATTTAATTCAGAATTACCTACGGATGAAATTGGTGTTCAATCATTTAACACATATACAGAGAATGACGCTTTCTCCACTTTTTATCAAGGTAGAGTAAGTAATTTATATAACCCAAATACACGTGTATTAACGGGTAAATTTAATTTAAGTTATGCGGATATAAAGAATTTACAACCACAAGATTTAATTAAAATAAACGAACAACATTTTGTTGTATCAAAAATAGAAGGATTTAATTTAACAAATAGAGATTTAACACAAGTTGAGTTAGTACAATTTAATAATACACCAAAGACATATGTAAACAGATGTTTTAGATATTATTATTGTGATGACCCATCAAGAGTTTTCCAATTTAGTACCGATTTTACCAATCCAAATTTATTAGATAGTAATTATGGTTGGTCAATTTATTATGACCATCAAATTGGTTCATTAGGGTCACCATCAAGTGGATTTACTTCAACATTTACATATGTTGCAAATGGAATAACTTATTATGTTCCATATACAATATATGAGGTTAGTTGTGATGCTGACACTACAGGTATTTTAGATTGGAATGATGATTGTTTACATAATGAAATTTATTCAAATCCTTATGGACCATTCCAACAAAATATGCCAACGTTTTGGAGTACTTCAGGAACAACTGGTATAAATTTATTTGCTGATTGTGATGCTTTTGAAACAGCAAGAACAACTTATGGTATTGCTTTAGGTAGTTCAACATATTTTGGAGGTTATTGTCCATCAGTTCCACCTGTACCTTTTGGTTCAGGATTAAATTCAATTGGTTCTTATATTAAATTCCAATCTGATAATAAGATTTTAATTGGTGTACAAGGACCGACTACATTTGGTAATGTTACAACATTTAAAGGAACAACTGTTGGTAAATATTTCAGATTAAATACTGACTTTACATTAGATAGTAGTTTTACATTAAATACAACAAACGCTTGGGCTGCTGTTTATGACATTGAACAACAATCTACTGGTAAAATTATAATTGCAGGTATTGCTTCAAGTGGTACTACAAGTAACAATAAAGGACTTAATGTTGTTAGATTAAACACAGACGGTTCTTTAGATACTTCATTTACAAGAAATTATTTTAATGGAACAGTATGGGATGTTGAAGTATTTTCTGATGATAGTATGATTGTAGCGGGTGAATTTACTTACATAAATCCAACAGGTATGACAGCACCAACAGGTGCAATAAGATACAATGGATATGTTAAATTAGATTCAAATGGTAATATAGTTAATAGTTTCTATTCAGGAGGAACAGGTACTGGATTTGAAAGTACAACCGTAGTTAATTCAGTTGAAATTCAATCAGGTAAAATGATATTTGGTGGTGAGTTTTCAACATTTAATGGTACATCTTGTAGAAGATTAGAAAGATTAAATAGTAATGGTACATTAGATGCAACATTTAATAGTGGTGGAACAGGACCTAGTAACGCAGTATATGACGTAACAGTACAATCTGATGGTAAAATATTGGTAACATCAAGTGGTGGTTCTTATAATGGAACATCAGTTGGTCAATTCTATCGTTTAAATAGTGATGGTAGTTTAGATTCAACTTGGAATAGTGGTGGTGCCGGTTTAGCTAACGCAGTTATAGGACCAGGTTATGCGGGAGTGGCAATTCAATCAGACGGAAAATATTTAGTACAAGCTTCAGCTGCATCTGCAACAAGTTTAACATATAATGGTACAACAGTAGGAAAGGGATTGATTAGATTAAATACAAATGGTACATTAGACACAAGTTGGAATAATGGTGGTGCAGGATTGATTTGTACATCAAGTCCAGCATCTACAGCACAAATAGGTTGTGTAAGAATAAATCCAACGTCACTTTTACCATTAGCTGTAGGTTGGGGAACTGCAAGTTTATTTTCAATTACAGTAAAATATAACGGAACGACAGTTTATGGTATGTATCAATTTAATTCAAATGGTAGTTTAAACACTTACTAAAACAAAATATATATATTTAATAATATGGGAAGAAAATTTATAAAAACAATTAACGAACAAAACTTTGTATATCCAAATAATACGATACAAACATATGGTTCAGAAATTGTTCACGATATAAACAACAATAGTGTAAGTGGTACAGTCACAACATTTAGTGCAAGTACGGTTACAAGTACAGGTATTACATTTAGTTATAATGTAACTTGGAATAAGAATGGTGCGGAAGTTTTTTATGATAATGGATTTACATCAATAAATGTTGTATCATTCCATACCATGACAGGTGACCAACCGTATTGGAAACCTTGGAGAGAAGTACATATTTTAACTGCAACAACTGCATCTACAACTTCCACTCAATCTGGTACATTTACAATAACACCGAGTCAATTTGGATTAAGTAGTTTTGTTAATGGTGATTATACAACTGAAATTAGATTCATTGGTAAACGTGCAGTTTATCCTGTATGTGTTTCTACAACTATTTCAAGTATTACTCCACCAACTCCAACACCTACTCCAACTCCAACTATTACACCTACAATTACACCGACACCAAGTTCAACTCCAGTAACTGCAATATATAAATCAGGTGCAACATTGAATGTAACTGACCCAGGTTGGATTAAATATGACACCAACGTAGCAGAAGATGTATATGTTTTTGTTTCAAGTACGGGAACATACACAATTACAGCTTGTACAAATTGTAATACAATTACACCAGGTTTCCCATTTGCTGACGTAGCTTCATTTACTATAACCGATTGTGGTACGGATTGTGCATCAGTTCCGGCTGTAACCCCAACACCAACTCCATCACAAGCGGTACAATTATATTATAGATTAACAAGTTGTCAAAACTTCCAAACATACTACTCACAATTACTTCCATCAGGTACTTATAATAGTGGTGCAAGAGTTGAAGGTAGTGTAGGTTTCTTCTATGTAGTATCAGGAACATACTATTCAGAACCGGCAGGAACATCAGGACAAGTTTACGTTTATCCAACAGGTCAAACAGGTTGTCCATAAAATTAAAAACATATACATTTATACAAAATGGCTAAAAAAGAAATAGACTTTATAATAAAGGTAAACAACAAAGAAGTTGACCTGTCAAAAACCTCATTGCAACAATTTGATGCCATCGTTAAGACGGCACAAAAGGACCTAAAATCTATTGAACAACAGTTTGGTAAGAATAGTCAACAATACAAAGTTGCTGCAAAAGATATTCAAAACGCTGAAGCTGCTTGGAAGAAAATGACCAAAGCAACTGAAGAAAATGAAAAACAAACCAAACAAAATACTGAAGGTATTAAAACCTATTCTCAACAGATTAGAATTGCAACAAGAGAATTAGTTTCTATTGAACAACAATTTGGTAAGAATAGTGCACAATATGAAGCACAAGCACAGAAAATCAAAGCTTTAAGAGATGCACAAGAAGAATTGACCAGAGGTACAATGAAGTTTGATGACGCTTTGAGTAATTTACCAGGTCCGCTTGGTCAGGTTGGTCAAAGTATGCAACAATTTGAAGTTGTATCTCAATCTGCAAAGTCTGCAATGTCATCTTTAATTCAACAGTTCCCATTACTTAAGAACGCCTTTGTTGCATCAGGTATTGGGGCAATTGTTGTTGCAATTGGTTTAGTGGTTGGTGCGGTTATGAAAGCTGCACAATCATTCAAACCATTACAAGATGCTTTTGCTGCAGTTGGTGATGCTGTAGGTGCTTTATTTGATGCGTTAAAACCAATAACTGATTTTATATTAAATGTATTTGTAGGTGCAGTTAAGATTGCAGCAGATGCTATAAATGGTTTAGCATCGGTATTTGGTGGTGTTAATAATAATTTTAAACAACAAACATTACAACTAGATAGACAATTAAAGAAACAACAGGAAATATTAAGTACATATACTAATTTCTTATCTGAAAACTATAAGGAACAATTGGATTTATTATCAAAATTTGTTGAGAGAAAACAAGAAATTTTAAATGATGATACCAAAAATACAGAACAAAAGAATCTTGAATTAAGGGCGTTACAAGTTCAACAAACAGTTGAATTAGATTTAATTGCCAAAAAACAAGCTAAGATTATTAGAGATAAAAATATTATAATTGATAATATTGAGAAAAAATCTAATTTAAATAGAATTGATAATCAAAGAAATTTAGCAATTGAAACATCAAAAAATGATGAAGAATTTGAAAAACAACAGATTCAAAGTGAGATTAAATCTGCAAATGGTAGAAGAATTAGAATTAAAATTTTAATTGATGACCTTAAAAAAATAAACGCAGATTATTTCAAAGATAATATTGCTGCACTTGAACAATCATTAAAAGATGAAAAAACATTAGTTGATTCGTTAGAAAAAGAAATGACTAATAAAGCTTCATTAGCAGCATCAGAAAGACAAAAACAACAAAGACAATTTTTAAGAGAAGATATTGCAGCAATCAACGAACGTAATATCAAAATTATTGAATTAACAACTTCTTTAATTAAGGAAGAAAACGCACGTAATTTACAAGCGGCAAAAGATAGATTAGTTTCATTAAAAGAAGAACAAAGACTTGAATTAGAACAAGCTAAACTACAAGGTATTTCATTAAAAAATCTTGAGAAGAAACAAGCTGCTGAAAGAAGAGTTGCAAGAGAAGAAGTTCGTAAAGCACAAATTCAATTAGATGCATATAATATTCAAATTCAAGTTAATGAGGAAAATAGAAGATTAAGTGAGGAATTAACGAGAGACCAACAATATTATCAAAGAAAGAGAGAGAATGTTCTAAAAGAATATGAGATTGATTATAAATTAGCTGATAAAAATAATGAAAAAATAAAAGAAGCAAGAACAAAACAATTCCTTGCTTTAATTGAAATTGACAAAGAAGAGTTAGGTAATATTCGTTCAAATCTTGAGTTAGAATATGATGCAATGTATCAAGTATCTGCTGAAGCTTTCCAAAAGTTAAGAGATATTGAGGTGGCAAGATTTGAAGAACAAAAGAAAGGAAACGAACAAAACTTCCAATATATTGAAGCGTTGACCAAACAACACAAGAAGAATCTTCAAATGATTGATTCTCAAGAACTTCAAACAATGTCAGATTTATTACAAAGAAGGGCTGACACAGAGAAGAGATTGTATGGTCAAATGTTCAAAGACCTTAGAGAAGCAGAAGACCTTGCATATGCGGCAAGAGTTAAAGCTGCAGGTGACAACGCTGCTTTACTTGAGGTTATTGAAAGGGAACATACTGAAAAAATCAAACAACTTCAAAGAGAAAAGATTGAAGCTTATGGTGCAGTTGCAAGTGCTACATTAAGTAGTTTTGCAAATGTAACCAACGCACTTGCTGCGTTCTATGAGTTTGAATCTCAAAATACTAAAAAATCAATGGCTGAAAGAAAAGCAGCCTTTGAACAAAATAAGAAATACCAAAAAGCAACTGCAGTATTATCAGCAGCTTCAGGTATTATCCAAATCTTAACTCAACCGTCTACTTTACCTTCTCCATTTGACTGGATTGTAAAGATTGCAAACGCGGCAGCTTTAGGTATCATGACAGCAGTTCAAATATCTAAAATTAACGCAACTGAATTTAATGATACAGGTGGTGCGGGTGCAGGTGCAGGTGGTGGAACATATAATGGATTAGGAAGAAACTATGGTGATGGTGGTATGATTGAAGGACCATCTCACAAATCTGCAGCAGGTGGTATAATGGTGAACGCTGAAGGTGGTGAAGCTATTATGACCAAAGGTGCAGTTTCAATGTTTGGACCAATGTTGTCTTTAATGAATCAAATGGGTGGTGGTGCATCGTTTGTACCAGGTTTAGCAGGTGCAGCAAGACCTGATAGTCCAAAAGTTTCAACTCCATCGGTAACAAACTCAGCAATAATAAAAACATATGTTGTTTCAAGTGATATGACAAGTGAACAACAAAAACAAGCAAGATTAAAAGATTTAAGTACATTATAATGGCTAAAGGAAAATCAAACTCAGCAGCAAAAATATCATTTGGAAAGAGAAAATCACAACCAAATGGTCAAAAATCATACGGACCAAAGGCACAAAAACCTAAAAAATACCGTGGACAGGGAAGATAGTACCAAATCAAACATAAAAATTTTATATTTAATAATATGAGAAAAGATAAAATATTTGAACTTAAGATTGAAGAAGATGATGAATTATCAGGAATTGATAGTATTTCTTTAGTTGATGAACCTGCAATTGAAGTAAATTGGATTGCTTTCAATAAGGAAAAACCTCATGAATTTCATATTCCTGAAGGTTCTGACAGACACTATTTGGAAAAGTTATTTCAATACGGACAAGATGAAAACGAATTATTAAATGATGGTTGGGAAGTAGTTAAAGAAAACTTTATTTCATCTGACCCAAACGCAGATTCATTGGAAGATACTGGTGAATATCTAATTCGTTACAAATACTCATTAAATCCATTAGCACCAGGTGCACCAATCAAAGCAACTACAAGAGAGTTTTGTTCTGATTTATTAAATAAGAATTTGGTGTATCGTGTGGAAGATTTGGAAGCTATTACCAACGATGAAGGTAACAGTGCAATGGTTTGGAGAGGTGGTTATAACTGTCGTCACATTTGGAACAAAATTACCTACAGAAGAGGAACTGATATTGTTAATAAAGCTTCAGTTACCAAAGGTAGAGTAGAAGGACCTGGTGACAATGATGTTTTAGGTTACCCTCAACCTGATACAAGAGTACCTGAATGGCCATCATTCCAAAAGATGGAGAAATTTGCAGGAGAAAAGGTTTCTATTGACTATGACGACACTTTGTCTACTGAAAGAGGTAAGAAGTTAGCAAGAAGATTATTGTCCGAAGGAAAGGATTTATATATCGTTACAAGACGTAGAGAAGAAATGTTGGGACCGGTTAAACAAGTTGCAAGAGAATTAGGAATATCTGTGGATAAAGTACATGCAACAAACGGTCATTTAAAATGGGAAACAATCAAAAGATTAGGTATCCAAACACATTATGATAATAATGAAGATGAATTAAAAGCAATTAGTATCCATACTCCAACAGTTAAGGGTATCAAGTTTGATTATAATGTTGGTGATATTGGTGGATATGTTGACCCTGGTGTTAAAAAGAAAGTATTGCCAAAATCATTGGTAACAGGTGGAACAACTACATTGGTAAATAAGTTTGAGAAAGAATTTGAATATCTATTTGAAAAGTCACATGCTGACTATCCTGATTCAGTTAAGAATAACGCAAAAGCTGTTCTTAAATGGGTTGAAGAAAATGGATGGGGAGATTGTGGAACAGATGTGGGTAAACAACGTGCTAATCAATTGGCTAAGGGTGAAGCCATCTCAGAAGATACCATCCGTAGAATGTACTCTTATCTATCAAGACATGAAGTTGACTTAGATAGTTCAAAAGGTTACGGTGATGGTTGTGGTAAATTGATGTATGATAGTTGGGGTGGAAAGTCTGCTTTATCTTGGGCTGAGTCTAAAATCAATCAAATTGATAAAGAGAAAATGTCAAAACAATATTTTCAAGTTGACTC